CCTTGAGTACCTTGAGTACCTTGAGTTCCCGTAGTTCCTTGAATACCTTGTTTGCCTTGAATGCCTTGAGCACCAGTAGTTCCTTGTCTACCCTGTCTACCTTGAGTACCTTGAGCTCCTTGAGCGCCAGTTATATCTTCCCATGTAGCTGTATTAGCCCCATCAGTAGTTAATACATAATCAACAGTACCAACATCCGTAGGAAGAGTCCATGCATCAGCAATCGTAAGAATGCCCCCTTGGTCTACCTTTAATACCTCACTATATGTAGCTTGGTCAGCTGAATATTCCCATACCATAGCCTGTGCGGCTGACACGACACCGCCCGCGCCCGACGCTGCGATTCTCCATCCCACTGGGTCTCCATCGGGATTACTAACAGAAGTGGGTCCATACTTGTTAAAAAAGATAGAAGGATAGCCGGGTTGACTTGTGGCATCACCAGTCTCGCTACTAAATAGTGTAATAGAAGGAGCGTAGGCATAGGTCGTAGGCGAATCAGTTTCCGCAGTTCCTGTTATATCTATGCGCTCATCTTCAGATTCAGGGTCTAAAGTGATGACAGCCGCGCCCGCAGGCCCTACAAATACTTGTCCATAGTTGTAGAGAATTGCAGAACCAGTCGTATTATTAAGAAATGATGATGTTCCGCTAACAGTTAAATTTCCTGAAACACCAAGGGTACTTGTAAATGTAGCAGCACCAGAAAGCTGAGTAGTGCCTACCACATCTAATTTATAAGCAGCTGCAGTAGTTCCCACAGCTAGTCCAGTAGCGTCCCATATTAAATTAGCGCTCCCCGTAGTTAAACCAGAAGTAGCCTGACCAAATGCAATCTGGGCGACTGTAATAACATTAAAAGCAGTAGATGTCCAATTACTCCCCCCTCCAGCAACTGTACCTGTTAATATTCCATCTGTTCCCATAGCGACAGAAGATGTATAGTAATTGGCATCTGTATTAGTTGCCCACGACATGACACCAGCAGTTGTAGATACTAAAGCATAACCACTACTTGATGGATAGCCAGTGGGTAAGGTATAAGTTGTGTCACCAGCCAACGCGCCACTTACCATAAGCTTAACAAAATTACTTCCTAAATCACTATCTTCCAAAAACTTAATATAGCCACCAGCTGTGGCGTTGCCCCCTGCTACGAGCCCAGTGGTAAATGAAGCTTCAGCGGTAAAAGTAGTAGCAGGAGTAAAGGTAGTTAATGCATTACTAGTTACATCCCCCGCACCAGTCATCGACCCTGTTATTTTAGAATCTGTACCAAATGATAAACCATCAAGATAAAAATTAGAACCAGCAAAAGCCGCCCATCCTAATCCAGAAAGGCTGCCGCTATCAGCTATTAAAGCATAGCCGTGAGTTCCTGAAGCAATAGCCTCAGGAGCGAGAGCCTCATTAGTACCAACAACAGAGCCGTGAGTAGTTAAAGCGGGAAATGGCCCTGCAGCTCGGGAACGCCATGAGTTAGGTATATATTTAAGTACGTTATATGCTGCCATGATTTAACCTTCTTACGACTAGTAAGAAAAAATGGGAGTGATTAGGGGCCCACTCCCGGAGCCCTTGCTAATTCAACGAATATATAACTATGCGTTGATAATAACTACACCGGACATCGGGCTTGTAACCTTTAGTCCATATCTCATCGACATGTAAGAACCCACAATTCCGAATCCCGGATTTGCTTCCTCTACAGTCAATGGTCGCCTTTCCACATATGACATCGGCTTAGTGCTGCTGTCCCACACGAAAATCCTATCAGGAGGACACCATGCGTTAACAACAACCTTAAGACCAAAAATGTTTCCAATAGCTGCCGTAGCGAACGTATTCGCAAACGAACTAACCTCTTCAACAACGTGAGGACCACCGTAAATAGTAGCACTCGAATTAATCGCCGCTGTAAAGTCAGCCAAGTTCAAGAGCGTCTTATAGTGAGCTGGGGAAATCATTAGGGTGTTAGCATTATAGCCGTGTCCACCAATCAGTTCCATAGAGTCAGTCAAATCACTTATGGCAATCTGTCCAGCAGTTGCACCGGAAGCAGATGTCATGTAGTGACCTGTTTGAAGCGTGCCAGAAGCTGTTAGACCGTATGAATAGTTACGTCCTACGTTAATCTCAGAGCCCTTACCAAGGAATCCACCATAGACATTATCACTAAAGTCTACAATATTTGCCTCAGTAGTTCCTGATACAACACTAGCACCGTCAACACCCGTTCCGAACGTAGTGTCTAGGATACCAAGCAATGCATAAACAACGTGCTTAGTCATGTGGCGGTCTACCGCCCTTCGTGCCTCATTCAAAGCCATCTCGACTTCATTGAAACGTGAGTCTTCAATCATACGACGGGTTACACCTAGCGCCAGTCCCCACTCGCCTACTGAAACTCTCTCGGAGCGCAGATTAGTGTGCTGGTATTTGGGTGTGTTACCCTCGTTGATTTCTTCCATACCCATGGAAGGCTTTGCGAATGTGATATCAATATCACCGCCAGTCTCTGTGGTCATAGGGTCTGTAAACATCGCCATCGCAGCAAGGTCTGTGACCTTGTAATCCTTGATTGCGTCTTTATAGTCTATGAGTACACGTTCCCCAGTTCCACCAGTCGCTGCGTAAGCGCCTGTGTTAAGGGAAGTAAGTAGACCGGGTGCTAAATTATCTGATAGTGCTACCATAATAATCACCTACCCTTTAGTGGGTTATCACCTTAGTGAGTCCCGCTGCGGAGTTGTTCTCTAACGTAGTTGCTTGACAGTCAGCTGCCGCTGCTGCATTAGTAGCAGTTAGAAGACGACCATCTGTGGTCCCCATCATCATTGCTATGCCTGCGGCTACATCTGCACAATTTACGTTTAATACAACGCCGTGTCCACTTATGACACTGACAATATTTCCTGACGTGATAGTCGTGAGCGCATATCCGATTACTGCAAACTTATTTGCAGCGTCCCCAGTGTTAGCGTTTACAACTTCGCCACTGGTATCCACAGTTAATGCGTTACCAGCGGTGATAGCCTCAGCCGCTACGAATGGTAGGATACGTGCCGGAGCACCACCGTCATTCAGTAAAATTTCTGTTGCCATATTTAATTACCTCTTAGTACCTCTGGGTCGATTTTAATTCGCCCAGTTTTCTTATCCATCTTGACTGCAAATTTTCTCTCGGATTCCGCTGGAACAGCTTCTCCCTCGGTGGATTTACCCTTCCCGAAGGTACGTTCTGTGTCCTCAGGTACCGGAAGTGCAGCAAGAGCTTCGCTGAAACCAGTCAGCCTTGGTTCCTCCCAAGCAGTGAGTTCACCGTGGCGAGCTTCTTTCTTATCCTCTTCTAAGGTACCGAAAATCAGTTCCTTAGATAGAATCGCCTCTACAACGCTAACCTTTCGAGCTTCGGCTTCTTTAGCAGCTCTCTCTTCCTCAGCAAGTTTAAATTCCTCAATAAGCTTGAGGGCATCTTCATACTGAGTATTGATTTCTGCTTTGGAAACTGTCATCTCTTCTAGTTGCGTTCGTAGGGACGCGAATTCGCGCTCCACGATATTCTCCGCTTCGGAGTTCTCTTTAACATTAGGAGTTTCTGTAGTCATATTTTCCTCTTGTTTTCCGTCTGAACATTCACACGCGCCATCTTTCCCACCACAACCGCAGTCATGATGTTCGTCTTTTGCGTGTAAACCACATTTCGTTTCAATAGTACATTCCTCGCAGACGGGGTCCATTGAAGTATTATCAATGAAACTGACCTCTGTTGGGCGAATGTTCGTTGCGAACGTATCACCCATCACATCAACGTCATTGGAAAACCAATCAATGCTGACATGGGTTATGTCTCCATCCTTCACTTTATCTATCACTTCTTGTCCACGTTCATTCTTGTTGTCAACCGTAGCTGACATCCTAATTGCAGACTTTCCATTCTCCATCTCAAACACCTCAGGATTAGCAGCCATGCCAATTAAATCGTCTGGCGTTCTTTGATGGTTGAAATATATAGGAAGCTCGTTGAAAGCTTCTATATTGTTCTTTAATATCTCAGGTTCTATATAAACCTTTTGTTGTATATCATCTTCTTCATACTCATGAGGACCCGATGTTATAGCTATAACAGGGAAAGTAACACTTTCAATGTTGTCCTCTTGTGTATATGATATATTAGTGTCTTCTCCTAGAGATAGAGCAAACGTGCGCCTCTTTTCATCTTCATCCAACGTTCTACCAAACGTTCTTTCTACGCCATGTCCATCAGCCCACATGATACACATGTTAGCAGCCATCTCTTTGTGGCTGTCAACACCACGCTTTTTTAATGTAGAACCTACTGATGCTACACACTTTTCATAACTCATGCTCTTTTCCCCTTTACGTTTGCCGAAGGTTTATTCCCTCTATTCGGGGCTCGAGCACTTTCTTCTTTTTTGTCGGTGCCCTTACCACCAGAAATGTTAGCGTTCTTATCACTGGGTCCCTCTGGGGAGCCACCTGCTTTCTTTACAGCAACATCTTTCAGCATATCTAATTCTACTACACCTTCAGGGTCCAGACCACGCTCTTCCCTAACTTCTCCGGGTGATAATACACCTTCAGATAGGTATATCATATCTGTCTTAGCTTTAGTAAATGCGTCTTCCACATTAATCTGCCTGAACTTAAATTTAGCCTCGCCGTCTTCCAGCTGAGGCATTAATTGAGCATTCAGTGCAGCCTCAATCATAGTTTGTAAATATCTAACATAAGGTTCAAAAATAGGTCTAGCTTTATCAGGGTCGGTCCACATAGTCTTGGGAACCTTAAGAGCCATATGTATCTTATCTAATATATCATCTGTATATTTTCCATACTCAAAAGCTCTTTGTGTGCCTTGTAGTTCTTTTATAATAATATCGTTTCCGTGAATTATATCTTCACCGGGCGCTAACGAATTAAAGGCGTCAACCACTTCGTTAATTTTGTCAGGACCATAAGGCATATCGGGAAGTCCACAAGATATATCAAAGCGAGAAGAAGCATACTTGTTGAGAGCTGCCCCGACGTCTCGTTCTGCATAATCTTTGAGGTCAACCAAATAAAGAATGGGATGGATGTCAGAAAGGCCATAAGCGTAATCATCGAAGGGGTTGTTAAGTAGAGCGCAAATCTCTTCTGGTTCGAAGTGAATATCCTCTTTTTCATCTCCTATATCCTGATAGTAGTATTCAATCTGTCCATGTTCATTTCTTTTGACATACATATTTTGGCTAGAACGGAGTACTAAATTATCTCCAGTCCACTCCAAATACCCAGTTCCGAATATTCTGGCGTTACGTACCCAACCATATAAAATGTTCTCAATATTTATATCTCTAAACATCTGTTCTATATTTTCACGTACATCATCTTTATCTGTTACAATATCAAAATTATCTTTGACTGCGTAAAAACAAGGAAGGTCTATTAAACTACGAACAATAGGGTCTGATAGATATACATCCATGTATATCCTTGGTTTTCCTAAGTGTTGTTCATACTTCTTCTTTTGACCATATGAATAGTCGTTGGACAGCTTTAAACGTTTTATAATGCCCGCTCCAAAACTGAGAGGCTCGTCCTCCTTAAAAGGCGGCGCACTACCAGCTGTAGCGAATATCCTTCGTACTCCATCAAGAAATGCCATGGCTACCACTTATATAGTATAAACGTAACAGTATATAAAGATTGCGTCATAATGAATATCTACCTTTCTGTTTGAAATCGTGTCCCCTTGTCCTAAATAAGGAGACTCCTGAATGTCTCCCTATATTAGAAGTAAGTTGCAGACTAGCAGTATTGTCTTTTGAAGTAGCCACTGTAGCACTTCCCGGTAACATAGCTAATGTCGCATGAATCCCCAAAACAGAACTGTCACAATAATCATCATGTTTACCATTAGGAGCACTAATACGTTCTGTCTTATTAGCTGCATCCATAACATATTGCAAATCTACATGTTCCCTAAACCATTTATTAATAATTTTTTGTCCGGGCGCGTCTAGATGTTCTGGGTTAGGTACCTTCACTCTCTGTTGTTGTATAAAGGACACATAGTCTCTAAAGACTTGAGTTTTAGTTCCTCTGGGTCCTCCTGTAAAGATGAAAGGTATAAAATGAATCTGAGGTACACTGTTAATACACGCTATTCGGAGGTCCTGTTCAATCGCACCACCAATACCAGTAGCATCAATAATAACCCTACCAACACCAAAGCCTCTAGCAATGTCCATGATACGTTTACGTTGATATGGTATGTCGTGCCCGCCAGTTTTAGCACTAATCTCTTCAATATAAATAAGCCGTGCCACATCTGAATCATCAGCTTTTTCAGCGGCCCATACGCTAATGACAGTAGAATTAACAGATTTGCCAACATCAACAGCCACAGTACAATTTTTTCCTCCTTCATAAGGGGTGTCGGGGATGGTCGCGAGCGCGTAGTCATCAAAACATGCCTTTATTTTTTCTGGATTGAATACATTAGATATACTTTCCACAAACTCACATTCATATTCTGTTCTCCAATACATAGAATCTTCACCCCATTCCATCATCTTCATTAACATATCTTCTTCAGTATATGCCGCTTCATAACTATCTCCAACCACTACTGCGTCTCTCCATGAGAAGACCATTCTCGTCCAAGTCTCCGAATAGGCGTCGTCATACAAATAACGCCACATGTGGTTGTCTTTTGACTTAGGCGTACCTAGATTTATGAAGGGGGCATTATTTGAAACTATCGCTGGTTCTACATTATCTATAAATAAACTATCGTCGATGAGAGGAGACTCATCAACTATACAGAATGTAGGGTGTTGGCCCCGTATAGCCTGCCCTTGATTGCTAGGCGCTAATGGAGCCCTGCGCATTAATGTGCCCCCCTTCATGCGTATATGGGGCTTATTGTGGAATTTATAATTATCTATTAGGCTGTCCAGAAATTTATTGTCTTTAAAGTGCCTGTACACATATCCGAAGATAAGCGCGGCTTGGTCCTCGCTAGGTGCGAGTATGAAGACTAAATCCCTGAAACGCTTGAAGAACATATAAATAACTGCTGCTACCGAGAGGGCGTAGGATTTACCACAGCCTCGTGGAGCTAATATGGCTACCTTACGCTGCTTCATGTTCTTAGGGTGTGTTAGTGAGGCTATAACAATCTTTTCTTGAAGGGGTCTTAATTTAAGAGTTCTTTGTTTACCATCGACTAAATATGTTTCACAGAAAGCTTTCACAAGCAGTCCCATCTTCTTTTCGTCACTTCTAACACTTTCGAATAGTTCTTCTAGCGAACGAGTGTCATATACATTCTTACCGGTCAGGGCTTTCTTTAATTTCTTCCCCTCTTCCTTTATCGCTAGGTTTTTCATTTAAGTCCTCCAAAAATTTAGCAAACCCTTCGGTCTTCTCTTCAACCATAGTAGGTATCTCTATATTCAACGCCCGGAACTCCGTATGTATGTCTTTAACGATTGAGTTTCTTTGGCGCAAGAGCTCTGTTCGTAGGTTAACATCCCGAATATGTAGAGAAATTTCTTCCCACAGAACGTCTTCAAGAGACAGATTGCGAGCCAACAGGCGTACAAGCTCTTTGTGACGTCCATATTCTGGTTCTCCTACGCGTAAGCGTAAACGCTCTTCATACTCATGCTCGTTCAAAGCTTCTTGGCAGCTACGATAGCTTCCTTAGCTTCAGCCTTAACCACAGCAACGAACTTGTCGTCATTCTGGTCCCAAGCAGAAAGTATTACATTTCTTAGCATTGCGTCTTTTACGTGTTTCTGAGCTGCTTCATCCAGCTTACCGTAAGCCATTGTCTGGGCTTTAGTTAGATATTTATCTAGAAGCGCGTTGATTTCATCATCGTGCTTACCGATATAACCCATAATCAGGGCCTTTACTGCTGGTTGAGTATACATAATGTATGCACCCAGAGCTAATACTAGTGCAGCCATGAGCATGAGCTCAGGCGAACCGATTAGCATATCCATCAATCCTTCTAACATTCCAGATTCGGCTTCTCCTAACTCATTGGTTAGGTTTGTTGTTTCATTTGTTGTTGTATTATTTGTCATAATATCACCTTTTATTGTGGGGCTCCCGAGAACGCTTGCGTATTATTATTCTGTGGAGCTTCGGTCCTTAAGGGACGCCCTGTATAAGTAGATACGACCATGTATATAAAGCTTACTTCTTCTTTCGAAGTTTACCGTTCTTACCACGAAATTCGCCTTTCTTTCCCTTAGGAACTCGGCGCTTCTTCGGTTTCTTACGGGGGACTCCGTTCTTTTTAAGCTTGCCTCTATTATATGCCATACTACTTCTTACCTTTCTTTTTAGTGGTCTTCTTAGCTTTAGGCTTCAAACCGGGATATTTCCTATATACTGCCGCTCTTATCCCTGCTGGGCGTGGTGCGTTATGAGCTAGCTTTAAAGCTGACTTCCCGCGCGAGAGCGTGTTAATAGGAAAGCTACCTGCTGGTGCTCCTCCAGAAGGGCCAGCAAAGGCTTTAACGCCCTTATACTTACCTACATTAGAACCACCGGCTTTCTTCCTTGCCGCTGCCTGCTTCTTCTTAGCCTTGGTCTTTTTCTTAGCTACCATCTCTAGTGCCAAGGATTATGAGCTTCTTTATTCTTGCTCTGTTGTTTATTGCCAACATGATGTCCATGAGACTCTCTACTCTCTATTTCTGATTCAGTTATATCCCTAATTTGATGTAGGGCCTTTTCTTTAGAAAGTGGTTTCTTACTTAGTGCATGAGTCTTCCCGCCAGAGTGACTGTAGACCTTTTCGCCTTGACCACTCTTTCTCAAAGTTAGAGTCTTGTCAATGTTGTATTTCTTGTTTTGGTTTTCTGCCATACTTATTCCTCGTCATCTGAATCTGCTTCATCTTCAGCGTCGTCTTCGGCGTCATCTTCGGCTTCAGCTGCTTCTTCAACAACCTCTTCCTCTACAACTTCCTCTTCCTCAGCTTCTTCTTCCGCAACTTCTTCTGACATCTCTTCATCTGTCATAATTATATCCTCCATGTGTTTTAACCTTACTTCCATCTTTTGCACTTGGTTATACAATTCTCTTACTTCAATGTCGTTCATTCATTCTCCTCTTCGTGATTATGATTATTTTTGAAAGTTCCCTTTCTAACCTGTTCTATCTGACTGTTCTGTTGAGCAGTCCATACTTCTAATACCTTATATATAATAACCATTGCTGGTGAACCAACAATCAATAACACTGATTTATATGATTCTATATCCTGCACTAACGTAGGGTCTCTAAATGACATGATAACTAAGAATATAGCGAGTCCTACCCATGCTATAACAACAGGGGCAGCAATAACACCCATCAGGAAGTTAACAAATTTATCTTCGGCGTTGACGTCGTTAGTTGCCATTGTCCTCCGTGCTATTATCGCTAGTTGCATTTCTTTCTGCGTCATCACCCTCTGCTACCATTACACCATTATAGTCATAATACCAGTAGTAAGGATAGTCGCAATAACAATCGCAAGCCAGCGAAGAATTATTGTCTTCTTCAAAAAGCTCATCTGTAAAATCGTTGAAACCACCTATTAACATAAATGTTAAAAATATCTGTATCGCTAAAAGCGCCACAACGGTTTGTTCAAATTTAATTTCCATACTGTATCCTTTA